CATCGAACGACCAACCATTGCCTGTTGTTGCTGCTAAATTTCCAGCAACCATATTAGAAATACCACCTTGAGAACTAAAGTATGCCATCATATTTACAGGCGCAGTTGGTGTGCCTGTTGCTTGATAATTGTTATCACAATCTCGCTTATATGCTATGAGATGACACTTTCCTTTAAGACTATTGCTTGAAGAATTAATCATTCTAATATTCTCTCTTAATGAGTCAACATAAAATTTTGAACCATCCCAACCTGCTTGTGTGTTATATTGACCGTCAGGAACAGTTGTGTTCGTAGTTAATGAAGTTTTATATGTGTTAATATCACCAAATAAATCACTAGCACTCATAGTGTTAAATTCATAATAAAACCACGCTTTTCTTCCACTGGAACATTCAGCGTTAAATTGATAGTTGCGTTTAAACAACATAGGGGGTCTTGCTACCCGTGCAACTTTCTCTTCAAAAGAAAGTTTCTTGGGCTTACCTACAGTCATTGTTGGACCTGTAATAATATTGTCAGAGTTTTCAAGACGAGCTTGATAATTAGACTTGGCTTTGTAAGCGTATGCTTTGTTAAGTCTTTGTCTACGATTGTAAATTCTTTTAGCCACGGCAACACCTGCGACCGCACCAAGTGAAGGCTGGAGCCTACGACCACCACGACGAACAGCCCGTTTAGGACCTTTCTTAGCGTTTTTTCTACGAAAATAAGCCATTGTAATATTACTTAAGAAAATAATTTTTCCTAAATAAACGCATTTGGTTCTTCTTCTTCATATTCAACTAAACATTGTTTATCATCTATCATCCATAAATTCCATCTATCAGCTGACAACATACCAAGATCTGGCGGTTGATTACTAAATACCCAAATTTGCGGGGCGTGTATCCACCATTTTTTATAATGGTATCTCATATCATATAATTTACCTTTTTTTATCTGTTCTATGGCACTATACATACCATATAATCTACTTTTGTCTAATGCGCGAGGCATATCAAACAAAAAGCATTTAGGGTCTCGAGTTCTTTCATAACATTCATCACAAACCACCTGTAATAACTCTTTCATATCATTAACAGGCGGAACATCTATACCTTTATCATACAATTCTATTAGCGAGGCAACAGCACTTTTACCTCTACAACCTGTCGCATCAAAAACAAAATTAATTTGTCTTGGATTACGAGTAGCACAAGAATTCCAAATAGTCTGTTGGAAAGGATAAAGCGTTTCCAAAATACCGTCATACTGATAAGGCATAAAAAACTCTTGGTCTTTATAACTAAACGGTCCGGCAATGCGAGTATCGTGTTTTGCGCAATAACTCTTTATACTCTCATCACTTCCAACCGCTGGAACAAAATATTCAAAAAGTCTGTCTCCACTATCCTTCACAACTTTTATGATTTCACTTTTTCTACGTTTTTTAAGCAAAGATATCCAACCCTGCCAATGTATATAACCTGTATCACCTTTTTCTTGCTGGAATTCCCATTCCTTACCATATTTGCGACAGAATGCTTTAACATCATCTAACAAATAAGTTTCGCTTGTTTGCCTAAAGGCATAAAGTGCTACGGCGTTCTCTGGCATATACATTAACTTTATAAAAAAAATAAATTATTCTAACGTAATTCGGGCGACTAAAGTCTGGAAGAACCCCGAATTACTTTTCCTTAATATATATATTTAACCTACTGGCACATCTGGCACATTTTCCTAAAGGAAGAAGTTAAATTTTGATTAATATATTACATAGAAGATATTTTTTGATATCTAAACGGATAAACCTTTCTTTTCTTCGAAAAATGTCAAAAACTAAAAAAGCATCATTCTTCAGGTACACCCACAAGGGGTGTCCCTGCAGAACATGTTTGCCTATCCGGTGCTCCTTTTTTGTTTCTAACATTACAAAAGGTCGCCTCATGACCGGCGGTCTAGGTAGTAAAAATAATATAGAAAATATCAATAGTTGATATCAAATTGGCAAAACCTAACTTCGCGTGAAGGTAATGTCCTTTTTAGTAAGGATAATATATTGTGTATATTATCTTTAAATAGTTTTTTTGTTAATATATATATTAAGCATCTTGGTCTACGCCAATATCAGCAACCCCTGTATCTGGGTTAATTATTTGTTGAACATTAAGCGGTATAATACTTAGAGGAGAAGTTATAAGAATAACTTGACTTCTTAAAGGATTTACGATTCCTAAAGTTCTTGTTGATTCTCTTATACAGGATAATTGACAACTTCCAGAAGTTATTAATCCCGCAGTTTCACCTGAATCACCGACAATTTGACCTTGAAACTCAACAACCAACGAAAAAGAAATACCTTGTAAATGTATAAATTCCTGTTCCTCACGATGAATTTTTCTTAAATCGTTGAAAGCAAGACGCTGATCGTATTCTTGACCCGGCTTCAAACTAAATTCAGTAGTCTTAATATTTTTGAAGAAAAAATTCATTCTATCTTTAATATGAGGAGCAAATAAACCTAGTTGAGGGTCAGTTTGTAAAGCAACAGCTGTAGGATGTAAAGAACTTCCGGGCATATGATACGTTCCATCATACCGCGATCCAGCGGTCGCGGCATCGAACGACCAACCATTGCCTGTTGTTGCTGCTAAATTTCCAGCAACCATATTAGAAATACCACCTTGAGAACTAAAGTATGCCATCATATTTACAGGCGCAGTTGGTGTGCCTGTTGC